TCACGGCATCCGCCGCTTCACCACCCGCACTGCCAGCGGCGCCGCCGCAAGGTCGACCGTCGAGGCGCTGACGTTGCGCGCAGTGACGCGCACGCTGTTGTTGGACCACACATGGCAGTCCAGCACAAACGCGATGCTGCTGGTGTCGAGCGAGGCGTCGGCGAAGTCGCCGCGCCGCGCGCCAGGGACGGTGACGTCGACATTGGCCGTCGCGCCGAGCGCGAGGCTCGGCAGGTCCCAGCTGGTCTCCACCGCCAGCGTCCGCGTTCCCGCCGCCAGCGAGGGGCAGCCGTAGAGCACCGCCGGCGCATCTTCCGGCAGCCCGTAGAGCCGCAGCCCCTCGAGCTCGATCTGCCCGTCGAAGCCGATGATGCCGATCTGCGCGAAGGCTGCACATGCGTCGCGCCGGCAGATCTGTCCTGGCCTCGGCCGTCACCAGCGGGCATGATCTCCGCCTCAAGTTAGCCTGGAGACGCCGGAATGGCGACCGAGCAGAATCCGCCAACTCCTAAGCGCGTCCCTGGCCGCAAGCCAGGCCCCGCGCAGCGTGACGAGATGCTGCGCATCTGGGGCCATGTCGATGACGACGGCCGAAAGCTCATACTGTTCTTCGCGCGGACGCTTGCGCGTGATCAGGGCTTGGTACCGCCGAATACGCCATTGTTGATGACCGACCGCGTATTCTGAGCACGCTCACGGGACCCGCCGCTTCGTCACCCCCACTGACAGCGTCGCTGCCGCCAGATCGAACGTCGCCGCAGAGATGTTCCGCGCCATGACGCGCACCGTGTTGTTCGACCACACCGCCGCATCGAGCTCGATGAAGCGCGTCGACGACACTAGCGACGCCGTTGCCAGGTCGCCGGCCCGCGCCCCGTTCACCGTGACGTCGGTCAGCGCGGTGGCCCCCGGCGCCAGGCTCGGCAGATCCCAGGACACTTCGGCTGCGAATTCGCGCCGCCCTGAGCCGAACAGCGCCCCCGTCAGTAACGGCGTCCCGTTCAGCACCGCGGGCGCCGCCTCCGGCAGCCCGTAGAGACGCAGCGATTGCAGGTCGATTGACCCATCGAAGCCGATCACGCCCACCTGCGCATAGGCCACGGACGCCCCGACGCGGAGGGTCTGCCGGCGATTCAAGTTGGCGTCGTCCATCGGCGCGCCGGCGTTCCACCCTTTGGCCGGCCCGTTCCACTGCATGGTGGTGATCGAGGCGAGCACGTCTCCCGCGATGTCCTCGCGGACGTTCCCCGCCCCATCGAACACCCGCACGAACAACCGCCCGCCCGAAGCGCCGCTCGTCAGCCAATGCGCCAGAGCGAACTCCTTGGCCTGGGAGGTGTCCAGCATCCACCCGAGCCCACGGTTCGCCGCCAGCGTCACCGCGCGGTCGGTCGGCGTCAGGTCGGTCAGCCCGTTGAAGCAGAAATCCGCCATGAAGGTCGCGGTGGTGGTGGAGGTCGCGAGGGCGATCAGTCCCTCCACCCCGATCTCGGTCGCCGACTGCCGGAAGGCTACGGCGCGGGTGTTCGGCACGCCGGCCAGGAAGCGCTGGAAGCGCGAGGCCGGCGCGCGGTGCCGGTTGATGACGGCGTTGCCGCAGCGGTTCGCCGTCGCCGTGTAGTCGATGCCGACCAGGTAGGTGTTGGTCCAGGCCACGTCATACTCGCAATCCTGCGCGCCGGCGGTGTGGCGTGCCGCCAGCGGCGAGCAGGCCTCCATGCGCATGGCACGGGCGTGGATGGCGCTGCCGGATGTCTGGTTCAGAAAGGGGATGGCGATGTTGCTGCCGGCCTGACGGAGCTCGAAGTTCGGCGCGTCGAAGACGTGCCGGTTGTGGTTCGAGTACGCGCCGGGCTCGTTGCCGAGGCGGACGCCGAAGCGGTCGAGCGCCGCATTCACCCCGGTCGCGCAGGCGAAGTGCCCGCCATAGTAGCGGTTGGAGGTGTTCCAGGCGGTGGCCGTCGCGCACCAGATGTCGAGCCCGATGCAGTTGTTGACGATGCGGCCGAGGGTGAAGGTGCTGTCCTCGACACCGCGGCCATCACCGAGTGTCCGCATGCCGATCGTGAAGCCTTCCACCCGCCGCAGCTCGATCTGCGAGGCGTCGACGTTGCGCACGGTGATGCCGATGTCCGCCTCGGAGGACCAGTCGGAGATGGTCTGCCGAATGACGTTCAGCCCTGAGTAGAGCTTCTCGCCGTTGCGCACCGTGCCGCCGTCGCCGAGCACCAGCACGGAGGTCGGCGCCGTGCCCGTGTAGCGGATGGTGCCCTGCATGATCAGGCCGGGCGCGGGGCCTGGCAGGGTGACGGTGCCGGAAACGTTCCAGGTGCCGGGCGGAATCATCGCGAATTTCTGGTCCGCCCCCGCGCGATCGAAGCACGCCTGGATGGCGGCGGTGTCGTCGGCGACGCCGTCGCCCAGCCCGCCGAAGTCGGAGGGCAGCACGGCCTCGCGGTCTCGGAGGTACTTGGCAAGGCCGGTCTTGGAGACGGCGGTGTCGAGGACAAGGATGTCGTCGATGCGGGCGGGCATGGCGCGGCCTCAGAGTGCGGTGGCGGTGACGGGCCCGGCGAGGGCGGAGACGTTCCCCTCGGGCGAGACGGTGCGCAGCCAGAGCCAGCGGGCCTGACCGGTGGCGAGACCGGCGCGGGTCCAGGGCAGCGCGGTCGGCTCGGCCGGCAGCTTGGTGGCGGCGGCGAGTTCGTTCGTCGGGGCCTCGAACACCTGGAGGTGGGTCAGGCCACCCGGCACGCTGCCGGAGACCTGGATGCCGCCGGCCACACCGATCGCGGTCAGCCCGGTCGGCGGCGACGGCACCAGCGCCTCGCGCCAGCCTGAGACCGCGCCGCTGCGGGCCTGGGCGCGCACCCGGAAGGCGGTGGGCTCGGCGGTGGGGATGGTCGCCGAGATCGCGCTCACCCCGCCCGCGAAGCCCTGCCACAGCGCGACGGAGGCGGGGCGGAACTCCACCTCGTAGCCCGCGAGATAGGCCGAGCCGACTGGCGTCCAGGCGATGGAGAGGGCCGCGAAGGCAACTGCCTGCGGCGTCTCGACCGCGATCGTTGCTGGCGCGGCGATGACGCCGGGCTGCGGCAGCACCACCGAGGGGCTGTCGCCGGTGGCGCGCTCGTCGGTGGCGGGGTTCCAGTCCCACACCGCCGCGTCCTCCTCGGCGAGCGTCAGGTCCACGCCGCCCTCCGGCGCCAGCCGCCAGCCGACCACCCTCGCAGGAAAGGGCGTCAGCCGGTCGAGGTCGACCAGGACCCCGTCCCAGGGCCGCAGCCGCAGGGCCGAGAGGTTGAGCTGCACCGACACCGCGCGCTGGCGTCGGTTGCGCTCGAGCTCGATCTTCATCAGCCGCTGGACGGTTGAGGGCGAGGTTGTCAGCAGGAAGTCGAGGTCGCGGTAGATCTGCTCGCCGCCGTCCTCGGTGACATAGTTCGCGGCCAGCAGGGGCGGCGCGTCGGTCGGCTGCCAGTTCTTCGCTGGGTCCACGTAGACGGCGCGGACCCCGTTGAAGAGGTCGCGGCGCGGGCGGGAGCCCTGCACCGTCACCGCGCCGCGCAGCTCGCCCGAGGTCACGTTGGCGGCCGGCAGCGCGGGCGCGCCAGCGTGGATGAAGAACCGCCCGCCCGAGACCACCAGCACACCGGCCATGCTGGCCACGATCTTGCGGGTGATCTCGATCTTGCCCTCGGCGAGCGAGAGCGTGCCGTTCACGGTGTAGCGGCGCTCGGCCGTCCCATCCTTCCGCCCGACGATCTCGTCGCAGATGTTGGCGGCGGCGATCAGGGCCGGGAGGTCGATGTCCTCCCAGGCCGCCTTCCAGCCGAAGGGCGCGGTCAGGTACCAGGCGAGGCAGAGCGCGGGGTTGTCGGACCAGCCGATCGCGCCCGTGCGCGGGTCAAGGATGGTGTCCGCGCCCTCGACGATCGCCGCCACGTTCGGCGGACCGGAGGGGAAGGCCTCGGGGCGGAGCTTCAGCCGCAGCGCCAGGTAGGCCCGGCCGCGGCCGCGATGGTGCTCCGTCCACTTCCCGCCGGTCTCGGCGATGAGGTTCCCGTTCGCCGCCTGGTCGGGCTGGCCGAGGTGGCGGTCCACCCGCACCAGCCCGGCGAAGGCGGGGTCCGTCTCTGCCTTGTCGCCGAGGACCACCTCGCCGATGGCGCGAACGCGGTGGCCGGCGAGGACCACGACCATGTGGAAGAAGCCGTCGGCGCGGCCCTCGTCGTCGGTGCTGCTGTGCAGGAAGACGATCGGCCCAGAGACCTTGGCGCGGCCGAGGACGATCTGGTGTTCGGCGATGGGCTGACGGAAGGACTGGGTCCGCTGCTGCGCCTCCTGGGCGGTGGAGCCGCCCGAGAAGGCGGGCGGCCGGGGCTTTTTCTGCGGGAAGATCGCGCCGCCGATGAGCGAGACGCCGATCGCCGCGCCCGCGCCGACGATGGCGCCGATGATACCGCCGCCGACCGCGGCCGAGCCAACGGCGCCGGCGACCACGGCGATGAGGGGAACGGCAGCGGGCATCTCAGCCGATCCTCCAGGCATGGGTGCAGAGGGTGATTGGGGCGCGGAGCAAGCCGCGCGGGCCGACGAAGGCGACGCGGCCGGCGTCGAGCACCACGCCGAGGCGGTCGGGATCGGGGGCGAGTACGACGTCGCCGGTGCCGGCCAGGAGCGGCGCCACGCGCGGGAAGCCGGCGCTGTCAGCCGATGCAAGCAGCGAGGAGCACACGCGCACGCGGGGACGCTCCCCCGTCACTGCCTCCACGGCGGCGAGGGCGAAGGTCGCGCAGTTCCACTCCCGCGGATGGAAGGCGCGCGCCTCCGCCTCCCGCAGCAGGGCTGCGAGGCGGGCGACCCAGTCCGGATGGCGCATGCGCTATCGCGCCGGCAGCCGGATCTCGGCGTCCTGCAGGGCGGGGACGTATTCGAAGAAGCGGTCGCCCGGGTACTCGGCCTGCTGGTCCGGATCCGTGTAGCGGCGCACCTCGGCGCGCTCGAGGTCGACCAGGCGGCTTTCGCAGGCGAGCGCGACCCGCGGCTCCGGCCCGTCCACCACCTCCATGGTGTCCATCAGCCCCGCCCAGAGCGGGAACGGATCGGCGACGAAGGCGCCCCCCGCATCCAGCAGCGCCAGCCAGAGCCGGGCCGGCCGCAGCCGGAAGCTGCGCTCGGCGAGGGCAATGTCGATCACCTCCTGCGGCACCGGGGAGAGGGTGAGGGTCAGGCGCACGGCGCGGAGCTCGACCGTCTCCTCCACCTCCGACATCGCCCCGAGGTCGCCGATGCCCTCGAAGGTGAGCCCGGCCCAGGAGAGGTCGCCAAGGCCCGTCCAGACGCGGAAGGGGCCGGTGGCGAAGTCGAGCTCGCAGAGCACAACGGGTGCGACCACCGGCGCCGTGGCGGCGGCGGCGGCCTGCAGCGTGAGGCGCGGCGTCGCCCGGATGGCGGGATCGCCCTCGGTGGTCACGGCAGCGCCTCCTCGAAGCGGCAGGTGATGGCCGTGAAGCGGCCGGGACGGGTGGGATTGGCGCCCTCGTCGTCGGAGACGAGGCGCATCGGCACGGTGGCGTCCGTCAGCACCAGCGGCTCGCCGACCGGCGCCGCGGCGCGCAGCGGCGGCGCGACCGGGATGGTGGCGGTGCCGGTGCCGGAGGCCATCACCCGTTCGGTGGCCATGTAGAGCCGCCCGGCGATGCCGATGTGGTCGCCCGCGCCGACTGCGACCGCGTTCGGATACCAGCCCAGGGTGGCGATGGAGAGCGCCCCGCGCGGCGCGCCCGCCGCGGAGGCCGGCGTGCCGGAGCCAACCACCAGCCCCGTGTCATCCGTGAAGATGGTCGCATCGTCGAAGGAGAACGGTCCGGAGGGCACGTCGCCCTGGCTCCTCGGATCGCCGGTGCGGAACTCGCGCCGGAAGTCGCGCAGGCGGACCGTATTCACCGAGCCGGCAAGTGCGGCGAGCAGCCCCTCCAGCACGCCGGCCAGCCGCGCATTCAGCGGGTCGAAGGTGAGCTCCGCCACCCAGCGCGCCCCCTCGCGCCGGAGCACCTGCGCCTGCCGGGTCACCGGCGAGACAAAGCGCAGCGTGTTGTGCTGGAGGTAGAAGACCTGCCGCGAAGGGCGGAGCTCGGCCGGCCAGGCGTATTCCGTCATCCGCGCCGCTCCTCCCTACCCCCGGACGGTGTCGTAGGCCGCGCCGCCGCGGCGGATCGCATCCAGCGTCATGGCCGAGGCCTGCCGGGCGATCTGCCCAGCCAGCAGCCGCAGCCGCGCCTCGACGCCGGCATCGGCGCCGCGCGCGTCGATCGCGATGGAGGTGTTGATGGTGGTGCCGCCCGGGTTGGTACCGTTTGGCAGCACCGTCCCGGACTGGCGCGGCACGAACCACTCCGGCCCGCGCTCACCCACGACATAGGGCTGCCCGGCTGTGACAGGCCCACCGTCCGCACGGAACAGGCCACCCAGCCAAGATCCGATGCCATCGAAGGAAAAGCCCGACAGCGCCGAGGATACCGCGTTGCCCAGCGGCTCGGTGATGGTGCGCCGGGCGATAATGCGGGCGATGTCCTGGCCGATGCCCTGCAGCACCTCCGAGAAGCGGCGACCGCGGATGATCGCGTCCTCGAAGGCGGAGGAGAAGGTCAGGCCGAGCTCGCGCCCGACGTCCCTGGCTCGCTCCGCCCCCTCCGCGACCCGCCGCTCGGCGCGCTCGAGCTCCTCCAGCGCGGCGGTGGCCTCGCGGCGGATGGTCTCGTCGGGCAACGGGCGGCCGACCCGCTCCGACCGCTCCACCAGCCGACCGAGGGTTTCGATCCGCCGCTGGTAGCGTTCATAGGCGGTCTCATTCTGCTGGATGAGGCGCTCACGCTCGCGCAGCACCTCGTTCAGCTCGCGCTCGGCGTCTCGGTTCTCCCGCGTGCTGGCGATCGCACCCCGCTGGCTGGCCGTCAGCCGCTGCAGCGCCTCGTCGCGCTCCCGCGTGGCGGCCGCGGCCAGGCGCTGGCTCTCGGCGGCGTCGATGGCGCCGGCCTGCTCGGCTTCGCGGATGCGGGCGAGGCGGGCCTGGAACTCGCGCTCGATGCGCAGCCGCGCGTCGAGGTTTTCCTGGAGGCGCGCGATGTCCTCGGCGGCGCGCTGGCGGCGGAGTGCCGCCTCGTTGCCGCCGCCGGCGCGGCTGTCGGGATTGAGGATCTGCCGGGCGCGCTCCTCGGCAGCGCGGGCCTCGGCCTCCAGGGCGGCGATCTCGCGCTGCACCTCGTCGAGCTGCTGGCGGATCTCGGCGATCAGCCCGGTGCGGGTGACGCCGGCCTGCTCCCGCGCCACGCCGACCGCGCCGCGCTGGATGGTGCCGCGGCGGGGCTGGGAGGAGAGCGCCGCCTGACCGGCCTCCTCGGCCTCCAATTCCTCCAGCCTGCGGCGGAGCGCGTCGCGGTTCTGCTCCAGGCTGGCGCGCCGTTCGGCCGGGCTGGCGCCGGTCATGACGCGGTTGATGGCGTCCGCCACCCTGGACAGGGCGGGGGCGACCTGCGCCAGCAGGTTGCGGGCCAGCGAGGAGAAGGCGCGCTCCAGGGCCGCGATCTTGTCGGACGCCTCGTCGGCCTTGGCGATCAGGTCGGCGTCGGCGATGGCGCCAAAGCGCAGCGCCTCGGCGGTGAGGCGCTCCAGCCCGTCCCGCCCCTGCAGCAGGAAGGGGATCATGCGCTGGCCCAGCCGGTCGCCGAAGACGGCGGTGGCGGCGGCGGTGCGCTCGGCCGGGTCGGAGAGGCCGGCGATGCGCTCGGCCAGCTCCGCCATGACGGCCTCGGTGGACCGCGCATTGCCCGCCGTGTCGCGGAACGAGATGCCGAGGCGCGTGAAGGCCTGCTGCGCGGCCTGCTCGCCCGTGGCTGCGTCACTGATGCGCCGGGTCAGCGCCTGCAGGCTGCGCTGCAACTCCTCATTGGACAGGCCGACTTGGGTGGCGGCATAGCCGAAGGCCTGCAGCGCGTCGGTGGAGACCCCGGCGGCCTCGGCCAGCTCGCCAAGGCCACCTACCGCATCCACGGCGGAGCGGACCATCGCAGCCACGCCGCCGATGGAGAGGCCGGCGAGGACGGGGCCGAGCAGCGACAGGGACCGCGACGCAAGTTCCGCGCTGCGGGTGATCCGCTGCATCTCGCGCTGGCCGGTCTCGCCCACCTCACGCAGCCCGGATTTGACTGAGGCGGCGTCGTCCAGCGAGAGGCGGACCGAGACGCGGCGGGTACTATCCGCCATGGGGTGAGCCTCCGGCGTCAGTGGGGGCGGTGCGCGCGGCAAGGCCGGCCACGAGGCCGAGACGCAGTGCGGTCAGCAGGTCTGCGGCGGCCCAGCCCGAGACGCCCATCTCCCGGGCGAGCGCCACGGCGCCGGCCACATCGAGGTCCATGCCCGCCATGTCGGCGCGCACACAGGCCGTCCCCGCGGCCCACAGGGCGGCACCCTCGGCGCTGGCGGGGGCATGCGCGGCATAGGGGCAGGCCTGGCCACAGTCGCGCCCCAGGGCGGCACAGCCGCGGCAGTAGTCCGGCCCCGCGCCGAAGTGCCAGGCGGCGCGGAGCCTCAGGCGTTTCCCTCCGCAGCCACTGTCCGGATGGGCAGCAGGGCGCGCTCCCAGAAGGCGCTGGCCATTTCGTCGAGGTCCATCAACCGCTCCACCGCCTCCGGCGAGAGCGGCAGCGGCTTGCCGGCGGCGTCGCCGATCCCCTCCCAGGCGGTGACGGCATGCCGCGCCAGCGCCTTGGCCAGGAAGGCAAAGGCGAGGCCGCGGGCGAGGTCGGGGTCCATCGCCGCGTCGGCCTCACGCAGCGCGGCCAGCCGCCGCTGTGCGGCGGCCTGGGCGGCGGCCATGACGGCCGTGGTGACGGGCCGGATCTCCACGCGCACGCCGCGCGGCAGGTCGAGCCAGTAGGGCTCGGTGGGGAGGTCGAGGGTGAGCATGGAAATTCGCCTCTTCATGGGTTATGTAGGTTATGCAGTTTAAGGAGCGCGACCGATGCCCGAGCCGATGCTCAAGGTGGGCGCTGCCGAGGCCCAGCGGAATTTCGGCCTCTACCAGGACAAGGCTCTCACCCAGCCCGTCGCGATCACCCGCAACGGCCGTCCGCGCACGGTGCTGATCTCGATCGAGGAATACGAGCGCCTCAAGCGGCGCGACCGGCAGGTGTTCCGGACCGAGGACGCGCCGCAGGAGATCGTGGACGCCATCCTCGCGGCGCGGCCGCCAGAGGAGAACAAGCGCTTCGATCATGAGGTCTGACACGCCGGCGCTGCCGGCGGTCGGCGACGTGATCCGCTACGCCTATTTGTGGAGCCATGAGCACGCGGCGGGACGCGAGGAAGGGTCGAAGGACCGTCCGTCGGCGGTGGTGGCCCTGATCCGCAAGGAGGACGGCCAGGACGAGGTCGTCGTTCTGCCCCTCACCTCAACCCCGCCCGCGGAGCCTGGTGCGGCGGTCGAGATCCCGGCCGAAACGCGTGCACGGCTGGGGCTGCAGCGCGAGCCGTGCTGGGTCGTGGTGACCGAATACAACCACTTCGTCTGGCCCGGGCCCGACCTGCGTCTGACTGAGGGCGGAACCGGCACATTCACCTACGGCCCACTGCCTGACCGCGTGATGGCGCAGATCCGGGCTGCCTTTGCGGGGTGGCGGCAGAAGCGCCGCGTCACGGCCGTGCGGCGCACCGAGTAGTCCTCACGCATACACCGCCGCAGCCTGATCGTTCCGCAACACCGCGGTCATCATCCGCGTCGCCGTGGCGTTGAAGGCGGCGCGGAAGTCGAAGGTCGCCTCCACGCCGGCCGGCCCCTCGATCGGCGTCTTGGCGAGCGCCAGGTAGACCTCGTGCAGCGTGAAGGTGAGGCTGCGGTTGCCGTTGATCGTGTAGGCCAGCGCGAATTCCGCCGCGGTGCCGTCCTGCGCCTGCGTCAGCAGCGTCGTGTTCTCGAACCGCACGGTGATCTGCCCGGTGGCGCGCGTCACACCCGGATCCACGCCCTCCACGCGCCGGTCGGCGCGGATGGTGCGGACGAGCTCCATCCCGTTCGCATAGGTGAGCCGCGCGCCGGTGACCTGCGCCAGCGCCGCGCCATTCCGTGCAATGCTGCCCTGCGCCTTGTTGAACAGCGTCAGCGCGTGGCTCGTCGGTGTGCCGGCGCCGCTCGCCCCGCTGCGTGCTGAGCCCTGGCCCATCAGGCCTAGGGTCGCCGTCGCGGGGCCGGTCGGCGAGAAATCCAGCTCGAGCGTGTCGGCGCGCACCCCCGCGCAGACATCAAAGCTCGGCACGTCGGGATAGGCGATCTCGATGCTGTTCGACGGCAGCGCCGCCGCGCCGGATGCGAAGGTGTGGATGAAGTTCGGCGAGGTGCCGGTGGTGGTCGGCGGCCCGAGCAGCAGCCGCAGCCAGTGGCCGATATTGACCAGGTCGACCGGCACCACCGCCTGGCCGCGCACGGTGACGGTGTCGAGGAAGGGTGCCGCGGGATCGCGGTTGGCGCCCACACCGATGATGTCGTTGTCGAGCAGCGGCTGCTCGGCGCCGAGGTCGATGGAGAGGAAGGGCATGCGGCGCCAGTTGCCGCCGGGCGCGGTCCCATAGACCGTCTCGGGGAAGGTGTGGACGCGGCAATTCGCGCCGATGGCACGGGGCATCGGAGGTCTCCGGGATCAGGATCGGCAGGGGTCAGGCCAGCGGCGAGCCGGCCACGGTAAAGAACAGGGTGACGGGCACGCGCGCGGCGCGGGCGGCGGCGGCGCCCTCGAATTCCACGTCCTCGAAGTCCGGCGCGCCTGGCTGCGCCCACTCCACCGCGTCGCCGAGCGTGCGGTCGGCGGTGATGGCGGACGCGACATCCACCAGCAGTGCATCGAGCAGGGTGGCGCGCGCCGCCGGCGTCGCGCCGGCAACGGTGACTTCGACCTCTGCCCGGTGCTCGATGGCCCAGGCGAGCGGCGAGAGGATCGCGGTCTCCTCCACCGTCTCGCCGTCGCGGACCACGACGAGCCCGCCGGCCGGCAGCCGCTGCGGTATGGTCTCACCGCGGAGGATTGCGGGAGCCGGATTTCGTGCGGCCAGCATCGTCTGCAACCGGGTGTGCAGCGCCGCGATGGCGGCCTCGCGCGCGCTCATGCCCAGCCCAGCAGTTGTGCGACGAAGCGCCCTGCGACCCAGGTGAGCGCCAGGCCCAAGCCGACGCTGACCCAACCCAGCACGGCGAGGCTGGCGATCAGGAAAAGACTCGCGCGTCGTGTCATGCGGCTGTCCTCCCGCTCTCGCGTTCCCAGGCGGCAACGAAGCGCCGCGGGAGCCGGCGCAGCGCGCGCTCGGCCGCGCCCTGCACATCCAGTCGCTTGGCGAGCGTCACCTGGGGCAGCAGCAGGAACATCGGCACGAAGCCCTGGGCGAGCAGCGATTGCTGCCACGCCGCCGCCCCCTTGCGCCGGGCGGTCGCCACCGTGGCGAGGCCCCCCGCGACCAGCGGCGCCCGGCCGCGCCCCGTGCGCGAACCCTGCCGCACTGGCAGGCACCACACGAAGCCCCGCCCGGACTTGAACGAGCGGAGAAAGCCCTGCCCGGAGGCGACCATCTGCGCCGGGCTGACCCGCGCCTTGGCGCCGCGCCGCCCGCCCTGCCGATTGAAGCCGGTCGGGATGGCGAGGAACTTCCGACCGCCCTTGGGGCGGATCAGCGCGCCGCGCTCGAAGGCATCGATCACGTTCGGCAGCTTGGTGAACACCAGCCCAGCCGGCCGCAGGGACTCCCCCGACTTCGGGAAGACCTGCGAGCGCCAGGCATTGGCGACACCGCGGGCGTTCCCGCCAAAGGCCGACATCACCTGCTGGCGAAGCTCCTGCTTGACCTGCTCGGTCTCAGCGCGGACGGCGGCCTTGGCGGCGCGCTCGCCGGCGCGCACCTCCTCGGCCAGCAGCCGGCGGAGATCGCCCGTGATCGCCGCGACGAGCTTCACGGCGAGCGCCGGCAGAGCACGCGCCAGGCGACGCCGGCGGCGTCGCGCTCGGCGCTCTCGACCGTCAGCAGGTCCGCGCCGATGGTGAAGGTGTCGCCCGCCGCGAGGCCCGGCAGGACGGCAATGCCGACCGCCAGCACGTCGGTCGCCTGCAGCAGCGCCGTGTCGAAGGCCCCGGCCATGCGATCCGGGCTGGAGCGCAGGACGCGGAGGTGCACGGGCGCCCCCGTCCCACTCGCGCGATAGGTCGCCGCGACGCCAAGGTTCGGATCCGCGGCGAGCACCGCCAGCGCCTCATCGAACACGCCCATGGCGGATCATCCCAGCCCGAACCAGGAGGCGAGCTTCGCGCCCACCGCCGCGCCGACAATGCCGCCCGCCGCCGCCGCGCCGGTGGCGGGGATCGCGGGCGAGGCGCCCGGCACCCCGGCGGACAGTGTGAGCCGCGCCGTGAGGCTGGCCATCGCCTTGACCAGCTCGGTCACGGTGCGGGTGAGCTCGCGCATGTCCTTGTCGCCCTCGGCGAGCCGCCGCTCGATCTCGGTCAGGCGCGTGACGATGGTGCCGAGCTCGCGGTCATGGTCCGTCATCCGGTGATCTCCCGCTGCCGCCGCAGCCGCTGGTGGATGGTCCAGGCCGCGACGCCGATCACCGCGACGGCGACGCCCCAGGGGCCGAGTGCGCGCAGCACCGCGGCCAACCCCTCGGCATGCGGCGCCAGGGTGGTGACCGCATCGACCACGGCCGCCGCCGTGACGCCGGCGACCACCGAGCCCGCCGCGGCGCGGACGGTGCCGCTGTGGGCGAGGCCGGGCTGGACCAGCCCTGCCATGCGCAGGCCCTCGGCGATGACCTCCGGCGCGTAGGGCTGGCCGCCGAGTTCGTGGCGGATGATCGCCTCGACCAAGCCGCGCAGCGTGGCCGCGTCGTGCAGGTCGATCGGATCGTCGAGGCCCACCGCCAGGCGCTTGGCCACCGCGTCCTGGTAGGCGCGGGTGTTGTTCTCCGTGCTCGGCGCCCAGCGTGCGACGATGCCGCGCACCGTGCGCAGCCCGTGCCGGTCCTGGTAGCTTTGCAGCAGCAGGGCCAGCGCGCGAATGCCGTGCTGGTGCGAGCGGAAGCGGCAGAAGCGCCCGTCCGAGGGCGGGTCCTCGAGGCCGAGCCACTTGTTCGCCGCGACGTGCTCGATGTTGCCGGGGTTGCGGTTGCGATAGCCCCGCGCGGCCTTGGGATCGCCGCTCATGCGCCGGAGGCCGGGACGCGGGCCAGCATGACGCGCACGGTCGTGTCGGCGGCGAGGGCCGCGACGGTCACCACCCCGACCTGGAAGTTGCCGGTCGCGGTGGTGGTGAGGCGGCGGTTGGTGTTGTCCCAGAAGACGCGAGCGCCGGCGGTCATCGCCTGGGTCGGGTCCTTGGCGAGCTCGAACTCGCCGCGGGTCTCGCATTCGACGGTGGTGTTCTGGGCGGCGTCCATCGCCGCCACCCCGAAGAAGGCGCCGACCAGCATGCCCTGGCCGGAGAGCACACCGCTGGCATAGGGCACGACCATGGGGATGGAGCGTGCGTCGGGACGGATGCAGTTGCGCATGGAAGGGTCTCCTGAAACGCCGAAGGCGCCCGTGGGGGCGCCCTCGACGAAGCTGCTGTGGTGGTGAGAGGGATCAGGTGCCGGGATTGAACCAGGCGCCGCGCCAGTCGATGGCGCCGACGCCGAAGTCGAAGATCACGCTGACCTCGACGCCGTCGGCGCCCTGGACGGGCCCGGTGGTGACCTGCGGCCCCTCGGCCCCGTTCAGATAGCCGTAGACATAGACCGGCGAGGCAAGCGGGTCGGAGAAGAGGTACCAGCGGTTCGCCCCGATCAGCGGCTCGACCAGCGGCTGCACGAAGCCGGCGTAGACGTTCGCGTTCGAGATCTGCGTCGCCGCCACCGCGACGGTGAGCTGCCGCGCCGCGAGCTCCTGGTTCGGGCCGACCAGCAGGCGCATGGCGCTGCCGATCGAGATGGGCAGGCCGTCGAGGGTCTTCTGGCGCATGATGGCGGCGCGACCCGCGGCGAGCCCGGCGAGGTCGAGCGCCGAGCCGGCACTGGCCTTGTTCGCCCGCGCCGTGGCGGTGCCGAACACGGTGGCGTTGCCGGTGGTCAGCGTCGGGCCGTCGCCGTTGCCGGAGTTCACCAGCTGGTAGGCGGTGGCGTTCTCGAACTCGGCGACGCGCCGGCCAATCGCCGCGGCGAAGTCGGTGAAGGCGCCGAGGTCGTCGTTCACCAGCATCGGCCGCGTCACGCGGATGCGCCGCGCGAAGGTCTGCAGGACGACGATCTCCTGGCTCTCGGACATGGTGCCGACCTGGATCTCGCCATTCTCCAGCAGCGGCAGCAGTGTCGGGAAGTCGCCGACGCGGAGGTGCCGGTGCGGCTTGAAGTCGCGGAAATCGCGCCGCAGGAAGATCTGCCGGTAGGTCGGCTGCGCGGGCGCGTAGGCCGCGAGCAGCATCTTGTTGGCCGCGGCCGAGAGCAGCGCGGGGAAGTCGCTGGTGGTGTGGAAGGCGCGCTCGGCCAGCAGCGTTGGGTTGCGCGGCGGGTTGCGGTCACCGCGGCGGGAGAGAAGCTCGCGCAGCATGTCGGAGGGGCGCCAGCCCATGAACTCGGCGTGGCGGCCGGCGCCGGGGCCGGTGCTGGGCGGCTGGTAGCCGGGCATGGAGCGAGCGGCCAGCGCCTCGGCCATGGCGTCCACCAGCATGGCGGGGTCGTCATGGCCCGGACCCGTCTCTGGGCGTGCCGGCAGGGAGGGCCTGGGGGCGGCGGCCACCATGGCGTCGAAGAGCGCGCGACGGGCCTGGTCGGCAGACCAGCCGCGTTCGACGGCCTCGGCGCGGATGGGCGTGATGCGGTCGGCCGGAACCAGGGCGCGGGCGGCCTCGATCGCGGTGTCGATGCCGGCGATGCGCTCGCGCTCGGCGCGCTGGGCCTCGGCGCGCACCGCGTCGAGGTCGGGCGCCGGTGCGGGCGCCGCGCGGGGCGGCTCGGGGGGCGTGGCCGGGGCGGGGCTGGTGGTCACGGTGGTCTCCTGGGGCGGGGTGATGGGCGGCGACGCGGCAGGCGGCGCCGACGGGGCAGCAGCCGGCTCGGCCGGCGTCATCTCGGGCATGGTGGGTTCCTCATCAGGCAGGGCGGGTTCGATGGCTGGCGCGGGGAGGCCCTGCTCCCCCTGCGCACGGACGGCGGCATCGCGGTCCACGGGGACCGGCACGACGGAGATCTCGAAAGGCTCCCAATCCACTGCGCGGTGGATGGTCTCGCCGGTGGCATGGTCGGGCCTCGGTTCGTAGCGGTGCACGCGATAGCCGACGCTCACCGCGCGCAGCGTGCCGTCGGCAATCCGCTGCCAGACCGGCTCCACATCCGCCGCCGTGCTGAACCGGAGCGTGGCGTGGCCGCGACCGGCCTTGATGCGGGCGGCCACCACACGGCCCAGGACGTCTCGCGCATCACCGCGCCGGTGCGTGTTCAGCACCGGGGCCTGGCCGGAACGCAGCGCGTCCATGCGCACCGCATTAGGCGACATCTCCAGCTCCTCGGTGATGAGGCCGAGCGCGGGGACGAAGTTGCGGGCGCGGGCGCCGGTTGACCACACCACCTCGACGGTGCGCGCGGCACGGTCGACGGTGGCCGGGGCGGTGATGGCGCGCTGAGCCACGATCGACTGCCCACCGGTGGGAACCGGCACGGCCGGGGCGGGCCGATCGGACGCAGCGGCAGGTTCCGGTGCGGCATCGCTGCCGCCCGGCTCGGTGGTTTCGGACATGCTGGATTCCTGCTGGCTGCGCTCAGGGCGCGGCGTAGCCCTGGGCGTTGACGTAGACCTGCGCGCCCGTGGTCATGCAGGCGACGTTCACCGCCGTCGCCGCCGTGCCGCGCAGCGGGGTGGGAAAGACGATCTCGACCGGCGCAGCCATCGCCGCCGGCAGCAGCTGCCGCCAGATCACCGTGGCGCCATCCTTGATCACCACCTCGGTCGCGACCGTGGCGTGCGCGTTCCGGACGTCGATGGAGGTCACGTAGTTCCGGATGCCGGCGGCCGCCGCGGCCTTGACCACCACATCCGCCGTGCCGGTGATCCCCCCCGCGGCGCCGGCGTACTGCCAGTCCGCCTCCGGAATCGAGAAGGGCTTGATGACCAGCGCGCCGATCAGCGTCGCCAGCAGGTCGACGCCGCGCGCCGTGGTGACCGCGCTCGGGTTCGCCGAATAGCCCGTGGCCGCCAGCACCGGCACCGTGCCCGCCGTGTTGCGCGCCTGGCCGCCCACGACCACCGGGGCGCTCAGGATGTTCACCCCCACCCCCTGGCCCGCAGCCAGGCTGCCGCGCCCGGCCGTGATGGCGGTGGTGAGCTCGGCATAGTCGGAGAGGGTGACGAATTGCAGCCGCACCTCGGTGCTCGAGGCCGCATCGGCGTTGCGGCTCATGCTCGCCCAGCCGTTGTTCACATAGGCGCCGGCGAAGCTCGATCCGACCAGGTCGAAGCTGTTCGTGTTGATGACCGTGATCGTGAAGGTGCCGTTGGCGCTGGGTACGCCGGCCACGTTCTCCAGCGTGACGCTGTCGCCGGTGGTGTAGCCATGCGAGGCGCGCGTGACCCGCACCAGGCCGCTGCCATTGTCGGCCACCGCGGTGATGCCGTGGAACACCTGCCGGTTCCGCACCCGCAGGCGCAGCTTGTAGAGCGCGTTGGGGTCGGGCAGCTGCTGCTGGCGCAGGTAGGAATGGGCGCGCTGGCCGGTGGCGTCGAGCAGCCGGGTGTGGAAGTAGCATTCCTCGTTGGTCGGCTCGAGCTCCAGCATTGACCAGCCGGCCGGCGCCGTGGTCGGGATGGTGACGCCCGAGGTGGTGCCGAGCCGGGGGGAGCCGTCGCCGGCGACCTCGTAGTTGGCCAGCGTGGCGCTGGTGCCGTCGACGCGCCAGGCGGCGATGTTGCGCTCGTCGGGCAGGCCGGTCTCGCGGTGGACGCTGACCAGTTCGATCCAGACGGTCTGGCCGGCGATGCGCTGGCTGAGGTTGAGCGCCACCATGACGCGCAGCGGCATCATGAAGGTGGCGCGGCTGAGCAACACGACCTCGTCGTCGAGGGTGGTGCCGGTGGTGATGCGCGCGGTGCCATCGGCGACCGTCAGCGCCATGCCGGAGCCCCGCGTCAGCAGCTCCCAGCGGCGCTCGTCGAGGGCACTGCCCACAAAGCTGTCGCGGAAGCGCCGGCGCATGGACTTCACGCGTAGCATATCCTCCGTCCAGTCATAGGCGCCTGGGATCATGCGGGGGCTCCTGGGGTGGTGGCCGCGCCCGTGGCGGCGATCTCGATGGCGGCGAGCTGGGCGGCGTCCTGGGCGGCGCCGGACTTCGCGACGCGGCGCGGATCGCTGTCGAGGGAGAGGCCGGCCTCGTCGAGCAGGGCGCTGGCCTCGCGGATCATCTCCACCACCTGGCGGAAGTCGTAGCCGAAGGCGCCCACTGCCTCGGGCTGCGGCACGAAGCCGGCGCGGACCTGCGCGATGAGGGCGGTGGTGTCCTTGAGCGGGTCGATCATCTCGTGCGCGGGCGGGACATGGGACAGCCCCTCCGGCACCTCCGCACCCCACAACCCGAGCAGCGCGCCCTGGGCGTGGAAGCGGTCTGCGATGGGGCGGACCAGCATCGGGATCAGCATGCCGTACTGCACCTGCTCGCAAAGCCGGCGGAACTCGATCTTGCCGGCGCGCAGGCTGGAGTAGTTCGCCTGGGTGAGGTCGCCGGCGACCTGGTCGTAGGTCAGGCCGGTGCCCACCGCGGAGGCTTCCAGGGCCCGGCGCGCGAAGGCGGCGTGGCTGCCGCCGCCCGAGGGGTTCACCACCTCCACGCTGCCCATGCCGCGGCGATACAGGATCATCCCCGGCTCGAAGCTCTCCACCGTGCGGCCTTGGGCATCGCGCAGCAGGCCCGACGCCGGGCCCGTCATCGTCTCATCGCCATCCTCGGACACGACCGCCGCGAGGCAGGCCTCGATCTTGGCCTTCATCAGGAGGGCAGCCTCATAGTCGCCGAGGTCACGCAGGCGGGTCAGCACGGGCGCCAGCCAGGAGACGTCGCGCAGCTGGCCGGGCCGGCGCTTGCGATAGATGTGCAGCACGTCGCGCGCCGGCACGCGCTGGCTGCTGAGCCAGGTGGCTCCCCCCGGCAGAAGCCAGGACGCGCCGGGATGCACGCGGTGTAGCCAATAGCCGACCGGCTCGCCCGCCTCGCCCAGGCCGATGCCCTGCAGGGTCGGGACGCCTTCGATGACGCCCTGCCGTGCTGTGTCCAAGTGGTCGCTCTCCAGCACCTGGAGGCGGAGGCCGATCGGGTTCGCCGGCGTGATGTCGGCCGGCAGGAGGCGCATGAAGCATTCGCCGCTCTCGACCACCGCGCGCATCACCAGCGCCTGAAGGCCATAAAGGTCAAGCCGCCCCTCGGCATCGCAGGCCGTGCTGTCGGACCAGCGGCGCCAGGCCTCGGCATGGGGCTTGTCCGGCCAGCGGGTGGTGATGCCGGCGCCGATGGCGTTGCCGGTCCAAAGGTCAACGATGCGCGTGGCGTAGGGGTCGTTGCGGACCGCATCGCGGGCGCGGCGTGCGACCGTGGGAGCGGCGGCACCGACCTCAGCCGTGGCGCTGCCCCCAGAGGGCGCCCAGGCAGAGGCGCGGTGGTCCTGTGCCGCGGCATAGCCGCGCAGCGCGTTCCAAGCATCGCGAAGACGCCCCATCACCTGGTTCCCTCGCGCGAGAAGCTGGCGAAGGTCACGCTGGGGCGGCGTGCGGCGGTGTTCTCCGCGGCGTGTAGCACCGACAGGGCGCGCCCAAGTTCATCCAGCGAGCGGTATTCCACGGTGCGCCCGTCGAAGGTCACGCGCGTGGTGCCGCCGGTGAAGGCGGCGGCCAGCACGGTGGCGCGGGTGCCGGCGGGCTGTGCAAGTGCCCAGGCGAGGACGGTCGGGTCCATGCTCGTCCTCCTTCAGCGAAGCCAGCCACTGCGTGGCGCGAGCCAGCCCCGCGGGCGCTGGCTGTCGGGTGCCGGCGTGGCCGCCGGCGGCTGTGATGGCAGAGCGACATTCCCGGCGGCGGGAACCTCGCTGGTCCGCAGCGGCGCATCCGCCGCCTCATCCCGCAGCCGCGCCCAGAACTGCTCGCCGTAGCGATCCGCGCCGAGCAGCCAGAGCGCCGCGCGAGCCAGCACCGCGCAGTCCAGCGCCTCATTGCGTTCCCGCAGCTTGGCCCATTCCTGCCGGGCAAAGCCGCGGCGATCCTTCGTGGTGCGCAGCTGCTCCGCAACCAGCTGCTTGACCCATTCGACATCGATCGCCCGCGGCAGATGCACCCAGCCGGGCGGCAGCTCCTCTGCGTCGCCGCGGCCGAGCCAGAGACGCCGGTAGAGATCGGCCTTCCAGGTGGAGACCGACACCGTCCAGAGTTTCAGGCCGCGCCGCAGCTTCTGGCCGTTCACCAGCGCATCCACTGGCGTCGGGCCTTGGACCGGCTGTGCCCGGTTCCAACCGTCGATGCCCTTGGTGGGCGCGATGCGCGGATCCCGCAGGCGGCGCAGGTGGCCATAGACCGCCGCCGTGTCCCGGCCGCCGGTGTCGACGCAGAGGCGGGCGATGCGCATCGCACCGCCACCGTGCCGGGGCCAGTCGCGCGCCAGGAGCTTCGCCAGTTCGTTCCACGGCTCGCGATCCCGCGGGCTGCCGGGGATGACCACGTGATCGACCAGCCAGGACGAGAAGCCCTCGGCCCAGCCCCAGACATCGCATTCCAGGCGATCGTCCTGCACGTCGACGCCGGCGGTCAGGACCAGCGCACCGGTGGGCACGACGCCCATCCGGAAATCCTCGCGGCGCTCGACGAGCCGTTCCCAATCCGGGGCCTCGCCCTGCTCCTGCCAGGTCTCGCCCAGCACGGTGTTCTTGAAGGTCTTGATGTCCTCGGGCTTGCCCTGGGCCGCCTCCCAATCGCGGGCGATCTGTGCCCAGGAGAGCCAGCCGACGGGCGAGTACAGCGCCGAGATGTGAAAGCCGATGGTGTGCGGATCCTGGCCCTCGGCCGTCGCGCGCCATTCCCCGCCGCCGAGCATGGCGGTCTTGTCGTGCTCCTGCATGGGGTGGTCGCAGGCCGAGCAGTGATACCGCGCCGTCTCTGGCGCACCCTTCTCCCAGAGCAGCCGCTCGAAGCGCAGCCACTGCATCTCGCCACAGGCCGTGCACGGCACGAAGAACCGCCGCTGGTCGGAGGCGAGGTATTCCCGCTCGATGCGGCTGCGCCCGGCGATGGTGGGCGTGCTGACCAGGAACGCCTTGCGGCGCCAGCCGAAGGTTCGGGCCCGGGCCTCGGCCAGGGCAATGGGATCACCCTCGCCGGCGACGTCGCCGGGATAGGCGTCCACCTCGTCGAGAAAGAGGAAGCGTGCCGTCATCGAGCGCAGCCCGACCGCGCTGTTGGCGCCGGTCAGGACCAGAATGCCGCCGGGGAATTCCTTCGACAGCATGGTGTTGCCGCTGTCCCGCGCCCGGGCCGGCGCGACCCGCTCCCGCAGCGCGGGCGTTTCCTCCAGCAGCGGGTCAATACGCTGGCGCGAGAAGCGCTTGGCCAGCTCCACGGTCGGCTGCACCGCCAGCGCCGGCGCCGGCACGTGGTGCATGATGTAGCCGAGCCAGTTGTTACCGCTCTCCGTCGCGCCGACCTGCGCCCCCTTCATGAACACCACGCGCCGGGCAGGATGCACCGCCGAGAGCGCGTCCATCACGTCCTTGAGGTAGGGCGTGCGGCTGGTGCGCCAGGGACCGGGCTCGGCCGAGGCCCGGCTGCCGAGCATGCGATGGCGCTCAGCCCATTCCGAGACGGTGAGCTGCGGTGGTGGGCGCAGCATCGCGCCGACGCGGCGGCGCACATGCTCACGCGTCCGGGGGCCGATCTCTGCCGGCGGCGCTGCCGCCGAGGGCTGCGGGATCGAAGCGATCTGCGGCCTCCGTCAGCAGGTCGTTGATGTGGCTCTGCAGGATGGTCTGCAGCAGATGCGGATCGACGCTGATCTCGGCGGCGATCAGGCCGGAGACGCGGGCGGGCCAGTTCAGCAGCGCGTCGCGCATGGTGCTGCCGATCTCATCGAGCGCGGCGTTGGCCTCGGCAACGTCCAGCAGGCGGCGCTTGGTCTCGTCCAGCGAAAGGCGCTGCGCCTCCACCTTCAGGGCGAGTTGCGCGACCTTCAGCCGCGCGAAGGGCGTGCCGTCCGCGCCCGCGCCACTGGCCAGGGGCGAGCGGGCGGGATCAGCGGTCTCCACCAGGCGACGGCGGGTTTTGTCGATGTCCCACTGGCCGTCCGGCTCGCGGGCGATGCGGCCCGCACGTTCGGCCTTGTGGATGGCGGTGTCGCTGACGCCAAGGCGGCGCGCGGCCTCGCGCGTGGAGGCGGTCAGTTCCGGCATGGCGGCGACTCTGCCTCCCATCGCGGAGCCGCGATGGGGGCCCGCAAGCCGCCGCGCGTGATGGCGATGCCGGCCTTCTCAGAGGGGACGAAGGGCGCGCTGGCGGGCGGCTTCAAAGGCGGTGATGGCGGCGGACCAGTCCAGCGTGGCGCCGTCGCCGAGCATCTGCACCGGCGCGAGGGCCACGCGGCGGCGCGACCAGTAGTTCCCGTCGAGTGTGGCGAGCCAGCCTGCCAGCCCCTGTGCGGCAAGCGCCGCGGCGGCGGCCTCGATCTCGGCTTCGCTGGGCGGCGCGGCGCGGCCCATCGTCACGTGCCGCCCGTCCTGCGCCAGGATGATCCAGCGTCGCTCGGAGGGCATCAGCCCTCCTCCTTCTCGGTCTGCCAAGTGGCGTAGTCCACCGTGGCGAAGATCCCGCGCCCGTCGCTGGCGGTGCAGACCTGAATGGTGGCGCGTCCCACGCTGTCGGTGCCGCGCGGCGCGGTGGCGAGAAGCTGCTGCCAGGCGGCGCGATCCTGCGGGCCTTCGGCCGTTTCGTGCGGGAGGATGGTGGTGCTCATCGTCGTCTCCGTCTGGCGGGGCGGGATGCCCCTGCGCGTGACGGACGATTCGCGCTGTGTCGGAGCGCAGCCAACTCGATAAAGCGCCGGGAATTTGATTGATCCCCGGCGCTCCCGATCATGTTCAGTGGCGTGGCTGAGATGCTTCACTCCGTCAGGGCGTAGATGGTGAAGGAGCCCTTCGCGCCGGTCTTGTTCGGGCCGACCTGGCGGATACGCTCGCGCACTTCGATGCTGTGACCCTTCTTTTTCAGCCCGGCGAAGAAGCCGCGGACCGTGTGCTGCGCCCAGCCCGTCGCCTCGGCGATCTGCGCGACGGTCGCGCCCTCGGGGCGGCGCAGCATGGCGAGCACCTGCTCCTGCTTCGTGCCCTCGCGCGGCTTCCGCGGCGTACCCGGCTCGCGGGCGACGCGGGCCGGCTTGCCGGCGAGCAGGGTGCGCAGTGCCTCCATCGGCGCGTCGAGGGCGCCGATCATGTCGCCCTCGCGGTTGGCCTCGTCATCCCAGGCGGCTAGCACCGCCGCGGCAGCGTCGCGCAGACTGGTGCGCGGCGTGGCGCGGCGTACCGCCAGGGCCTGGTCGAGCATGGCGATTTCCTCCGTCAGGGGCGCAGTCTGGGCGGCTTCGGCGACCGTGGCGTCCTCACCCTGCGGCGCCGTCTCCTCCGCGCCCGTGGGCGCCGTGTCGGGCATGCTGGCCTCGATGCCGGAGCAGTCGGGCTCGCCGGCCACCGCGTCGCCCTCGTTCGGGTCGATGCCTATGGCGCGCAGCCCCTCGTCGGTTATGCGCGCCACGATCCAGGTGCCGTCCTCATCCTGGCGCCAGCCCAGCCTCACGAAGTCCCGCGGGGCGTTGATCTCGGTCAGAAGGTTGTTTTTGATCAGGCTGCGGAACACCGCGTTGCGGGCCGCAGCCGGCAGGGTCTTCGGCGCGCGGGCGAGGCCCATCTCGTGCTGCGCGGCGGCGCTGAGGATCACGCGCTGGGTGTCGGAAAGCTTGGTCATCGTGGTGGTCTCCGGTTGCGGGTGCCGACCATCGGCCCCTACTGCCGGGAGCCCCGCCGGCGCTGCCGGTCGGGGCGGTGCGGAAGTGGCCCGCGTCAGGCTGCGTATTCGCCGCGGCGGAAATGCTGGTCTGCGATGTCCTTCAGCTTCGCGGTGGCATCCGAAAGCCAAGCCGCTTCGCCCCACAGCACCGTCTCCGGGTCCGCGCCGAAATGGTCCGCGCTGGCCTGGGTGAGTTCAGCGAGGAGGGCGTCGAATTCGGCCTTCTTCGCGAGGAAGGCGGCCAGGCTGCGTTCCTGGTTGCGGGCGGCGCGGGCTTCGCGGTCGGTCATGGTGCTCTCCGTCGTGGTGCAGGGCGTGATGCTCTGCGTGTGACGGACCATTCGCGCTGTGGCGCGCACGAGCCAAGCAAGATGCAGCGGCGCGAGATTGCTATGATTCGCCGGTCTGGATCACATCATGATTGCTGGTGCCGCGTGCCGCGGCGACATCGGCGAAGATGCGATCATCGCCTTCCAGCACGGCCGCTTCGCCAGTCGTCTCCTGCCAGCGACGCACGATGACGTCAGCATAGGCAGGGTCGATCTCCAGCAGGACGGCGCGACGCCCCGTGCGCTCCGCCGCGATCATGGTGGTGCCCGACCCACCGAAGCAGTCCAGCACCGTGTCGCGCGGCTTGCTGCTATTGCGAATGGCGCGCTCGACCAGCGCCACCGGCTTCATGGTGGGGTGCAGGTCATTCCGCGCCGGCTTGTCGAAGTGCCAGACATTTCCCTGGTCGCGGGCGCCGCACCAGTAGTGCTGCGCGCCGGCCTTCCACCCGTAGAGCATCGCCTCGAACTGCTGATGGTAGTCGGCGCGGCCGAGCGCGAAGGTGTTCTTCGCCCAGATGATCGTGCTCGACCATTTGCCTCCGGCCTCCTGCCAGACGCGATGCAGCGTCGGCCATTCGGAGGAGGACATGCAGACGTAGCAGGCGCCCTTGGTGACCGAGAGCAGGTTGGCCAGCGCGGGACGAAGGAACTCGGGGAAGCCACCGCCGAGCGCATCATTGGCGATGGTCATCTTGGCGGCGGTGCCGCCCTCGTAGGCCACGTTGTAGGGCGGATCGACGAAACCCATGTCAGCGAGGTGGCCGGCGCCGAGGGCGCGCTGCACGTCGACCAGCTTCGTCGCGTCGCCGCAGAGAAGGCGGTGGTCGCCGCAGCGCCAGAGATCGCCGGTGCGCGTGACGGGCACCACGGGCGGTGGCGGGGCGTCGTCGGCATCATCGCCAAGGCCAGCGTCGGCCGCAGCCAGCAGCCGGTCGAGCTCCATGCCGGAGAAGCCCAGCACGTCGAGATCCACGACGGCCTCGTCACGGATGCGCGCAATCTCGGCGGCGAGCAGCGCCTCGTCCCAGCCGGAGTTCAGCGCGATCTGGTTGTCCGCCAGCCGCAGGGCACGCGCCTGCGCGGGAGAGAGATGGCCGAGCCGCAGCACCGGCACCGAGGCGAGCCCGAGCTGCTTCGCCGCCATGACGCGGCCATGGCCGGCGATCAGCACGCCCTCGGCGTCGACCAGAACCGGGTTCACGAAGCCGAACTCGGCGATGGAGGCGGCGATCTGCGCCACCTGCGCCGGCGAGTGCGTGCGCGCGTTCTCGGCATAGGGGACCAACGCGACCACCGGCAGCGCGGAGACGACGAGGTCAGGCTGCATCGGCGGTGACCTCCACCCGCGCCGCGGCCACGGCGTCGTAGTCGCGACCGTCATCGGCCAGCGTCACTGGCAGATCGGGATGCAGCATCCGCCACCGCGCCACGGCCAGGTCGACATAGGCAGGCGCGAGCTCGATCGCCCGCACGCGGCGGCCGGTGCGCTGGCCAGCGATAATGGTGGTGCCGGCGCCAGCGAAGGGCTCGAACACCACGTCGCCCTCGTCGGCATAGGCGCGCATCAGGAAGTCAGGCAGCGCGACGGGGAACACCGCGGGATGCTCCGTCTCGATGCCGCGGGCCTTGTGCCGCGTGATGCGCAGCACGTTGTCCGGGATCCTGGTCTCCTGTACGCCCTGGCCAGCATGCTGCCATTCGCCGACGGTGCCGTCCTTGGCGCGGAGGCCACCCTTCTCGGAGTTGACGTGCCCCGCCCAGCGGCAGGGGATGATCTTGTTGGGGCGCCTGGCCTCGCGATTGAAGTGGAAGAGCAACTCGAAGGCGGGCGACAGCCGCCCGTTCCAGTCTCCCGGCAGGCCGGGCCCCTGGTCCCAGGTGTAGAGACCGAAGCGGCGCCAGCCGCGGGCGCGCATCCAGTCGAGCCAGCCGGCCCAATAGGGCTGCCATTCATTGTCGCGATGGATCAGCCCGAGGTTCACCAGCACCTGGCCGTCCGGGCGCATGGCCGCGTCGAGATGCTGGAACACACCCTGCATCAGCGCATTCCAATCCGTCACACCGCCGGTGGTGTAGTCCCGCTGGTTCCCATAAGGCGGGCTGGTGAACAGCAGCGCGGCGCGGCCCTCGCCCATCACGCGAGCGACCGAGGCAGCATCGGTGCTGTCGCCGCAGAGAAGGCGATGCTCGCCCAGCAGCCAGAGATCGCCGGGACGGGTGACGGCCTGGCGCGGCGGCTCCGGATCGGCATCGGCGGGATCGTCCGCCGGCTCCTCCCCGGTGCCCGCCGCGCCAGTCGCGCCGCCCCCCTCGGCGGGATCCGCGGACAGAGCCTCGGGCGCGTCGCCGTCGGACACGGCATCTCCAGCCGCCGCGAGAATGTCTGCGATCTCATCCGTCGAGAAGCCGAGTGCGCCGAGATCAATTTCCTGCGCTGTCTGCACCGCAGCGAGCGCGTCACGCAGCAGCGCCTGGTCCCAGGTCGCGTTCTCCGCGATACGATTGTCGGCGAGGCGCAGCGCCTCCTTCTGCGCGGCGGACAGGTGGCGCAGCACGATCACCGGCACCTTGGCGATGCCGAGCGCCGTCGCGGCCTCGAGCCGGCCGTGACCGGCGATCAGCACGCCATCCTCGTCCACCAGCAGCGGGTTGGTGAACCCGAAGGCCAGCATGCTGGCCTTGATCTGCTCCAGCTGCGCGGCGCCGTGCACGCGGGCATTGCCCGCATGCGGGCGCAGCTCCGCCACCGGACGCAGCACAATCTTCGCCGCGATCCAGGGGAGCGTCATGATGCCATCCGGTTTGCAGGTGGTTTGCAGGGCCGCGGCCCGGCGCCGGTTTGCAGCTAGCGATTTGAAGCCGCGGGGTAATGCTGCAAACCGCAACCCATATTTCCAGCCTGGCGCTAGCGATGTTGCGCGCTTCCGCATCCCGCATACGCCGGGCCCAGGAAGGAACCATGCGGCTCAAGAGCCACTGTCTCGATTGAGCCGCAGCGTGGCTGGTGAGCCGCCGCGCGGGCGCAAATCGTCAGCGTGGCCAGAGTGTATGTCCGGTGGTTCCAGCGCCGCAACCCGCTTTCGGGCCGGGCTCGCGCGCAAGGTGGACATTGTCCATACGCCGCCCTATCTCCCAGGCAGGAGGCCACCATGCCCACACCCGCCAAGCGCACCACCAAGCCGTCGACGCCACGGACGCGCCGCCCGAGCGCCACCACGGTCGGCGCGATCAACATCCGCGTCCGCCCTGACGAGCGAGCCTTGATCGATCAGGCGGCTGTGATCGCCGGCAAGTCGCGGTCGGAGTTCATGCTGGAAGCTGCACGCCGCGCGGCGGCAGACGCCATCCTCGACCGCACGCTGTTCCGCGCCCAGCCGGCGGCCTACGCGAAATTCCAGGCACTGCTCGACGCGCCGCCGAACCCGGATGGGCGGCTCCGCAAGCTGCTGGAGACGGCGCCGCCGTGGGAATGAGTGCCGGCCGGCTCAGCGCCCCGGCACCACTCGACGACACGCATGAGCTGACGCTGTTCGACAGCGGCGAGCCCTCGCTTGACGAGTGGCTGCGCAAGCGCGCTCGCGCGAACCAGGCCGCCGGGGCGTCGCGCACCTTCGTCGTGTGCCGGGGTTCCTTCGTGGTCGGCTACTATTGCCTCGCGGCGGGAGCCGTCGCGGTGACCGCGGCGCCTGGTCGCGTTCGTCGTAACATGCCCGACCCAATCCCGATGGCCGTGCTGGGGCGTCTTGCCGTCGATCGCAGCGTACAGGGCCAGGGGATCGGGCGTGCCCTGCTGCGCGATGCGGTGCTGCGCACGCTGCAGGCGAGCGAGGCGCTCGCCATGCGGGGGCTTCTGGTCCAGGCGCTGAACCCGACAGCGCAGGGCTTCTACCTGTCCTGCGGCTTCGTGGTCTCGCCAATTGACCCCATGGTGTTGATGGCGACACTGACGGATTTGCGCGCGGCGCTTGGCTGATCCCTCACGCCGCGGTTCGTCGCGGCACCAAGCCGTAGTGCACCGCGAGTACGCCGAGCGCGGCCACCAGCATGCCCTGCGCCTGCACGTGGTGGACCGGCCGCCCGGACCAGCCGCGGTGGGTTGCCCATTCCCGCAGCGAGTGCTCGAGGCCGACCACATGCCAGAGGCAGCTGCCGCCCGGGCTGTCGGCACCACCGAGCAGGGCTAGCGCTTCGGCTAACCGGCTCCGTGCGGCGGCTTGGCGCTCGCTGAGGGTCAGCCCCGCCTGGCTGCTGGGCAGGTACAGGAGGGCGGAGGTGCGCATGCCGTCGAGCGCGGCCGTGCGGAACGCCGTCCGGAACATGCAGCCCGCCTCGTGCATCTCCCGCGTGATCGTCCCGTTCGCCAGCATCATGCCCAGGGTGTCGACAGCGCGGCGGTGCAGGATCGGCGTGCCGGTGTCGGGATCCTTGCCGCGCACGCCCTCGTCGAACCAGCCATGCTGAAGACGCCAGGGCGAGGGCTTCGACAGATCCTCGCACGGCACTGTCACCCGCTTAGCCTTCCGCTTACCGGCCATGGCTGTTCTCCCCATTGCGCCGCCCCCAGCGGCGGTTGGCTTCGTTGGTGATCGCCTGGCGCAGCCAGGGATCGGTGATCTCGTCGATCGGGATCACGACGACGCCCTGGCGGTGCCAGGCGGCCGCGCGCATGGCGGTCAACTCGGGCTCGCTGGTCGGGCTGCGCAGTCGGGCGATCGGGCTTCGCGCGAGCGAGGGTGCGCCGTGCATGCTCATGCGCGGCCTCCCTGTGCGTCGGTGAGCCAGAGCAGGATGGCGAGCGCGTCGGCCTCGTTGTCGTCGGCCGGCGCGAAGCCGCGGGCGCGCATGGCCGCGATCATCGCAGCCTTGTCGGCGTTGCCCTTGCCCGTCGCGAAGCGCTTGATGGTGGCGACGGGCACGCCCTCGTAGGCGATGCCGCGTTCCTCGCACCAGGCAGAGAGGTGGGCGAGGAAGCCGCCGTAGAGATGCGCGGCATCGGTGCCGGCGTGGGAGCGCACCTCCTCGAAGGCGATGCGCGTGAGGCCGCCGGTGAGCGCGGCCAGCTCGCCGAGCCAGCCGCGGAAGCGGAGATACCGCATGCCGCCGCCCTCGAAGCGGCTGGGACGGAAGGTGACGGTGCCGGAGGTGATGCCGCCGTCCTGGCCGCGCAGCGCCCATCCAGTCGTGGTCCCGAGGTCGAGCGCGAGGATGGCGGGTCGGCCGAGCGCGACTGGCAGCGGTGCCGCGAGGGGCGGGCCGCTTGCGCCGGCGGTGGGCATGGGGAGAGTCACGGAAGCCATGGGGTCTCCGAGAGGGGATCGTCGTGGTGAGGGCGGCGACGGCGCGGTTCTTGGCGGAGCTCGCCGTCGCTGCCCGGCTTCAGGGGGCGCGCTGCTGGTCTGGGCGGACCGGTGGCTCGATGCGCTGAGCGGGAGCGCCGGGACGTCCCACCCGTCCCGCCTCGTCCCACCCCTGCGACCGAAGTGGGACGGCGAAATACGTTCGAATTCATATATTTGCGCGGCCTTGTCCCACCCGTCCCACTCCAGGACGGCCCGCCTAAGCCCGTATAGGAAAATGTATGTCCCAACCCATCACACCCTTCGCGTATAGCTCTAAGGAGTAGGTGGGACAGGTGGGACAGTGGGACAGCCGCTCGGAAACCCGCTGAAAAGCTGGGCTTGCGCGTGTCCCACTTCGCCGGCGGAAATCGTCGAGGTGGGACAGTGGGACAGAACGGCGGCCAAGCGAGGTGCCGGAGGGACATCACGCGCCCTCCTCTGACGGGGAGGGCCGGCGGTAGCGCCATTCGCGAGCGACGCCGTCCTTGGCGGAGCCGGTCGTCTTGTAGCGCTCCCACTTCTTCGCCTTGAGGTAGGCGCCCACGCGCATCTGGTCGCCCTTCGTCCACTTCGCCGCTTCGATGCCGAGTGCCTGCTCCAGCACCTCGCCGATCGAGACGTCGGTCAGCGGCTTCGCCCGCGGCACGAAGCGCTCCTGCCAGTCCTCGAAGTGTCCGACGCCGACATTCACCGGCTTGCGCTCGGAGACGAGCCAGCGCTCGATCCGCGCGTCCCAGGCGTCGCCCTGGTAGCGCGCCTCCTGCGCCGCGCTGGCCTCGGCCACCAGCGCCCGGTCCTCGATCCACCATGGCGCGCCGGCGCGGTAGCGCGCGACGGCCTCGGCCCAGAGCTGGTCGCGGTCGCGCCGCAGGCCCTCGAGGTCGATGTCGCCGCAGCGCAGCGGCCAGAAGCGCCGGTTGCCGGTCTCGTCGCGCAGATAGGTGTCCGGGTTCACCGTGCCGGCGAAGACGCATTGCCTGGGGACGGTAACGACGTAGCGCTCGTAGGGCGGCCGGTAGCGGTCCGTGGTGCGGCTGAGGAAGGCCTTGATGCGCGACACGTCCGCCTGGCCGATGGCGTCGAGCTCCGCCATCTCGATGATCCAGATGCCGCGCATCTGCTGCGCTGCGTCTTTCGAGCCGAGCTCTGCGAGCTCGTCCGTGAACCAGGGCTCGGAGGCGAGCACCTTCAGGGCGGTCGACTTCCGGATGCCCTGTGGCCCCTCCAGGATCAGCATGTGGTCGGCCTTGCAGCCAGGCTGCATGATCCGCGCGACAGCGGAGACCATCCACAGCGCGGCCATGCTCCGGTGGAGCGGCGTGTCCTCGGCGCCGAGATAGGCGACGGCCCAGGTGTCGAGGCGCGACGTGCCGTCCCAGGCCAGCGCTTCGAGGTAGTCGCGCACCGGGTGGATGCGGATGTTGCGCGACACGGCGACGACGCTGCGGCCGACCACGACGGGCGGGACATTGATCTCGTGCCGCTGCAGCCATTCGGCGCAGCGCACGTCGTCGGCCTCACCCCAGGGGCGGAGGTGCACCGTGCCTGCCGGATCCCAGGGCAGCGCCCGGGCGACGATGATTTCCTGGCTGAACTCGTCGAACATCAGCGCGCCGGTGAAGGCGGCGTCGAGCGACAGCGCCGTGATGACGTTGGCCTCGTTGCGCTCCGGCGCGCCGCCGGCGTCGATCCGCAGCAGCGAGGCCCACGGCGGCCGGACGGGCGCGCGGCGGACGTCGCCGGTCGCGTTCACCCGTCGGCGTAGCTCGACCAGCTGCTTCTCCAGGATGGAGACAGCGATGCCGGTCGCGGTCTTCACCGCGGCGAGGACTTGGCGCTCCGGGAGGGGATCGAGGCGCGCCAGGGCCAGCCGGCCCAGCAGGTCTGCGAGGGGCTCGGAGTCAGGCGGGCGGGTGAGGCTGGAGGCGGCGGCGAGCAGCTCTTCCACCGTCGCGGGCGCCGCCGCGGTGGCGGGCGCTTTCGGCTCCCCGCCAGCCGCCTGCTCGTAGTCGGCGGCGGTCGCCCCGCGACGCAGGTCGTCGTTGAAGTCGTCGCCATGCAGCGGAGCGACGATGCGCGAGGGGATGTCCGCGACGTTCAGCCGATCTGCCAGCGTCGCCGCGGCCTGCATCCCGGCATGCCCGGCATCGGCGAAGATGGTGACGTGGCGGGTTCCCTCCGGCCACTGCCAGCGCCGCAGCCCGTCGGCCGAGAGCGCCGCCATGGTGGCGACACCGAACAGAGCCATGGCGGCGAGCGCGGTCTCGATCCCCTCCGCCACGCCGATCCGCCCGTCCTCGCGCGTGGGCGCGAGCCGCACCGCGCCGCCGGCGACCGGCCCGAGCATCTTCTTCCCCGGCGGCGCCTTCCCGGATCCATCGTCCAGCAGATAGGTGCGGTGGATGCCGCCCGTGGGCTCGCCTGCGGCGTCGCGGACGATGGCGACCATCCCGGGCCAGCCGCGCCGGCTCTCGAAGTCAGCCAGGTCAGGGTGAAACAGCAGATCGGGGCTGTCGGGCGGGGCGAGCCCGCGTCCGCTGAGGTAGGCCTCGGCGGGCGAGCCCGCGAGCGGGGCACAGCCGGCAAGGATGCGCGCGACCTCGTGGCTGTGGTCCGGCCGCGGCTCCGCAGCGCGTGCGGGCGGCGCCGGGCTGTCCATGCGCGCCAGCCTCGCCGCCTCGTCGAACAGCCGCGGCTCCGGCGCACCGGTCGCGTGGTAGACCATATCGATCGGTCCGGCGCTCTCGCCGGTGGCGTGGTCGAACCCCCACCCCGCAAAGCGCCCTTCCAGGTGGATCACGCAGGAGCCCTCGCCGCGGGGCGCACGACCCGAGAGATCCGCGCACCGCAGCGTCCGGCCGTCCGGGGCGCGCCGGGCGTTCGGGAACAGCGCCGGCAGCCATTCCTTCGCGGTGTCCGCGAGCCGCCGCCGCACCTCCGCCAGGTCGTGCCGGACCGGCGCCAAGCCCGCATCGTTCAGGTCGATCGGGGTCGCGGTCATGCCAGGATCACCAGCCCCTGCTCGGCGCGCGTGATGACGGTGTAGAGCCAGCGGCGCCGGTCGAGCTCGGTCCGCCCGAGCCCGTCATCCCAGACGACCACGTTCTCCCATTGCGAGCCCTGCGATTTGTGCCCGGTGATGGCCCAGCCGAAGGTCGCCTCGGTCAGCCCCTTCTTCAGCTTCCAGTCCCGGTCGTGGCGACCCTTGTCGAAGGCGACGTGGTCCTCGAAGTGGCCCTTGTAGATGCGGAGCCGACCGCGGCTGCCATCCGCCTGGGGGGCGCCGATGCGGTTACCGTCCTCATCCGTCACCACCGCCGAGAGGTAGTAGCTGCCCTCGTCGACGATGTCGGAGAGGGTGAGGAACATGCCGTTGATAAGGCCGAGATCGTTCTGGTTCTTGAGGCAGATGATCTTCTCGCCCGGGCCCGTGGGCAGCCATCCGCCGGCCCCGAAGCCGGCAGCGCGGCGCATGGCGTTGTTCAGCTGCAGCCGGGTCGCGTTCATGCCGCAGATCACCTGGCCGCCGCGCAGCGCCTGCTCCGGAGTCACGTCGAGCTTCCGCATCTTCCAGACGTGGTCGTCGTAGCGCCCGAAGCCGATCGGCTCGCCCTGCCGGGCCATGGTGGCGAGGCGGATGATGGCGCTCTCCGACGCCTGGCGGTGGATCTCCGTCAGCATGATGTCGGGCGCGTCCTTGGTGAACGCGCCTTCGCCCTGGATCGGTGGCAGCTGGCCGGGATCACCGAGCACGAGGATCGGCTTGCCGAAGCTCAGCAGATCGCGCGCCATCTCCTCGCCGACCATGGACACCTCGTCGAGCACGATCAGCTTCGCGTGCGCGGCGTCGCTCTTTGGGTTCAGCGCAAAGCGCGGGCGCTTCATATCGGCGACGCCCTGGCGCATCGCCTCGATCGTCGCCTCCGCCGTGGTGCGCTCGAAGCCGGTCAGCCCCCGGGCCCGTGCCACGGCCTCCTCGATTTTCTTCTCGGCGGCCTCGACCTCCTCCTCCGTCGCCTCGATGACGGAGTAGATGAGGCTGTGGATGGTGCGCGCCGGCGTGCCCTTGCGTCGCAGCACCAGCGCGGCCTTGCCGGTGAAGGTGGCGGTGACCACGCCGGGCGTGCAGGGCTCGCCGTCCCCGCCGCCCCGGTGGTGCTCGAGGCCGAGCTCCTCCAGCGCGAAGCGCAGCACGGTGGACTTGCCGGTGCCGGCATAGCCGAAGAGGCGGAAGACCTGCTTGCGGTCGGCTTCGCTCTGGAACCAGTGCCTGATCGCGGCGATCGCCCGGTGCTGCGTGTCGGAGGGCGTGATGGCGCTCATGCGAGCGTCTCCCAGCAGCGCGTGGCGTAGGGACACAGGCGGCAGAGATAGAAGTCGGCGGCCTTCGCGATGCGCGGCGGCAGCTCACCGGCATCGGCGGCGCGCAAGATGTCGACGGCATGGTCGGAGAGCCGCTGCGCTTCTGCGGCGTCGAAGGGCACCGCCTCGTGGTGCAGCGCCAGCGTGTCGCGGTTCAGTGCCGTCAGCAGCGCCACCTCGAGCTCGAGGTACGCCATGTAGAGCTGCACCTGCGCGAAGTAGATCGGCTTCGACAGGCGCAGCCCGCGCTTCACCAGGTCGGTCCAGGATTTCTGGCCGAGCGCCTTGTGCTCCCACAGCGCAGGCCAGGCGACGCCGACCTCGGGGCCGGCGACGATCACGCCATCCGCGTGGCCGCGCAGTCGCCCGCCTGCCGCCACGAAGCCGATCTGGCCTCCATCCGGGCCACGGTCGCGCAGGTCGAAGCCTGCAAGGCGGAGCCACCTGATGGACAGCGCCTCGAACTGGTGGCCGGCGTCGAAGACCCGAAGGATGTCGGCGTCGAAGTCGCGGTCCTTCGGCGCGTGCGTGATCTCGTAGACGAGCTTGCGGGCGCAGGGCTCGCCAACACGGCTGCCGCCGAGGTAGTCGCGCGGCACCTGCCGGCGATGGCGTACGAGCAGGGCAGCGTCGATCGCGGCGTTCACGCGCACCGTCACGGCGACGGCGCCTTCGCGGCTGTGGTCGAGGCGCCCATAGACCGCGCCGGAGCCGTGGTTCAGGTCGAGCAGCACCGTCACCTCAGAAGGGGATAGGGTCGTCGAGCGGATCGCGCTCGGCGGCCTGGCGCCGCATCGATGCCTGGAAGCCGTCGACGCAGGCCTCGATGATTAGGTCGATCTCCGTCGCGCTGCGGTCGTGGAAGGGTGCGAGCAGCCCGAGCTCCCGCAGCACCTCGGCGAGGGGGCGGCGCGCGTCCTTGATCGCGCGAGACTCCATCGGCGTCTTGTCGATCACGCCGTTGGACCTCCGCGCCAGCGCGCCGCCCGCCTCGCAGCAGGCCATGCTGCAGAAGCGGTGGTGCGGGAACTCGCCGAAGCGCAGCCCGTGCACATAGCCGAAGCCCTTCGCCTCGCGGCCGCACAGCCCGCAGACCAGGCGCCGGACCTGGTCCTCGGGCGTGCAGCGCGGCAGGGACGCTGGCGCTGCGGCGGGCGCTGCCCGCGGCCGGGACTGGCCCCAGCGGCGTCGTGCCATCCCGCCATCAACCGTTCAGCCAGGTCGGGCCGCCGGCGAGCGGGGCCTGGGCGGGCGGAGCGGGGGGCTGGGCGGGCGGCGTCGCGGCGGGGCGCTCCCAGACCCGGGCCGCAGGCGCGGCGGACGCCGGCGCCGCGGTGCCACCCCAGGCCGACGGGGTGTTGCCGGCCGCCGGCTGTCGCGCCGCGCGCTGGCTCGGCTGCGGCGCCAGCGCCTCGCCCGCCATGATGCGTGGGTATTCCGCCTCGCCCGGCAGCACCACCCGGTCAATCCGGTTGTTGTCGCCGTAGCGGGGATCGTTGGCCGGCTCGACGCGGAGTTTCGCGGCGAAGGTGATGCCGTTGAGGTCGGCGAGGCCGCGCAGGATCCGCTTGGCCTTCGCCGCCTCGCTCATGTCGTGCGGATCGAGACCGAGCGCGCTGTCGATCATCGCGCGGAACATCCCCTTCGAGATCTTCCAGCCGATGGAGACACCCTGCTCGTCGACCTTGCCGCCGGCGACCGTGAAGCTCTGCCAGAGCTTCCGCTTGCTGTGCGGGCCCGCAACCACGGTGAACTCGCAGTCGAGCATGCGCACGTCGCTGCCGGGGGTCTTCGCCGCCTTGAGCAACTCCCGGTCGAAGGGGCTGGCGCCGTCGATGCCGCCCTTGCGGATCTCCATGCGCAGCTTCACGAAGCTGCCGTCCGGGATGAGGTCGGTGCCGCGCGGCAGCTCGGCGTCGTTCATGTCGAAGGTCATGCGTCAGCTCCTGGGGGCGAGGTTGATCTTGCGGAGGAGGGCGGCGAGGTCGGGCGGCTCGGTCTCGTCCAGCCGGCCCGAGCGGTCCTTGGCCGGCAGGCCGAAGCTGTTCGCCGTGCGGCAGACGAGGCGGCGCTCGGTGCCGCGCTCCGGGTCGTGCACCGGCGCGCCCTGCGCATCGCGCGAGAACAGCGCCATGGAGACCACCTGGTCGACGATGCCGGGGAGCTCGCGGCCGGCCTTGCCGCCCTCCATCTGCGGCTGCCAGGAGACGCGCCCGAGGTCATCGGTCACACGTTCCAGGATGCCGACCATGATCAGGCTCTTGCCCGGGGCGTGCTGCAGGTGCTTCAGCAACCCGATCACTTCGCGCGCCATCAGGCCGTAGGCGCCGCGCGTGTCGGGCTTGCCGGTGCGGTCGGAGAAGGCCTCAGGCCGCGTCTTCGCCCACGCCATCGCTTGCCGGGTCAGGTCGGTGATGCTGTCGAGGAAGACGATGCTCTTGCCGGCGAGCAGCCGGACCAAGTCGGGATGCGCGGCGACCAGATGCTGGTGGTGGGCGGCCGAGAAGTAGCCGTTCGGATCGGCGGCCGGGTTCACGCCCCCGATCAGGCAGGCGAGGTCGATCGCGTCCTCGAAGCAGCGGATCGGGATGCTGTCGCCGGGCCAGTCCTGGACGGACTTCATGCCGGCCTCGAGATCCACGCAGAGCGTGGTCTCGTGCGGAAGCGTCTTCACCAGCGTGGTCTTGCCGACGCCGCTCGGGCCGAACAGCGCCATGGTGGTCTTGTTCGCCGCGGCGGAGAGACGCTCGTCGGCGGTGACGATGCGCAGCGGCATCAGGCGCCTCCCGCCTTGAGGGTCAGCCGGAAGGTCTGCCGGCCGGTGCGGACCGTGCGTGCCGGCTCGAAGGCCTGGCGGATGCGCTCAGGCCAGGCGACGTAGGCGCGCTCCGGCACCTTGAAGCTCACCTCGAGGTACTCGCCGGGATCCTCGCCGCCGGCGCGGATCTGCGCGGCGAGGTCGGCGAGGCGGCGCTGGTCCCAGTCGACGCGCTTCGGAAGTTCGGCGGTGACCTCGACCGCGCCGTCGTCGAAGCGCACGGTGCCGGTGTTCTTGCCGGCGGCGGCGCGGGCGCCGACAGCGCGCTGCTCGTAGCGGAGCGCGATGGCGGCCTCGATCCAGTCCTGCATGCGCTTGGCGGCCTCGACCGCCTCGCGCGCTTCGGCCTGGAGGAGGGCGAGGTGCTCGGCCGGCAGCGCGATGATGTCGCCCACTGGCAGGTGGCGCAGGCTGTCGAGGGTGGGGCGGTTCGGTGCGAGTGAGACCATCACGCCGCCTCCGTCAGGATACGCGGGAGGAGCAGGGGCGAGATCCGCCGCGGCCGGCGCCGCGCGATGGCGACGTACTCGTAGTCCTCGAAGCCGCGACGGCGCTGCACGAGATGTACATGCCCCGCCTCGGCCAGCTTCAGCGCGCGGCTCGACAGCCGGGCGACCCGGACGCGCTCGTCCTGCGGCAGCAGGTTGAGGCTCGGGCAGGTCTCACGCGCGAGCGCGCCGCGGTGGTAGGTGATGGCATCGCCGCTCGCGGCGTTGCCGAGCCAGGCGCAGAACGCCGCCTCGGTGAGCGGCGCCGGCGGTGGGGTGGGGGTCGGAGAGCAGGTGGCCATGACCAGCATTACTCGGGCACCTCGAATTCCGTATCAGGCCGCCGAGGGGATGCCGGCCGCGAGCAGCCGAAGCCGGATCTCGCGGATGCGCCGATAGATCCGCATGCGCGGCATCGTGCGCTGCTCGCCGAACTCGTGCGGCGTGTGGCGGCTCAACGCGGCGCAGAGGGGGTGATCCTCGGGGTCGATGGCGCCGACGGCGCGCTCGAGGTCGAGGTGGCGCTCCAGCGCGGCGAAGGCGTCGGATGGCTGGCCGCACCAACTCCCATAGCTGTCCGCTTCGGTGAGGACGTCGGCGAAGGTCAGCTCTTCGCTGCCCGCCAGCCCGTCGTCGAGCGAGACAGTGTGCGCGCGGCGCCGTCGCTGCCGATACTGCTCGCCGATGCGGAGGGCGGCGTGGCGCATGCAGACGCGGGCGAAGGCGCCGAGCGTGCCCCTCGCCGGATCATAGGCCGGCAGCCGCGACAGCAGGTCCACCAGCAGGTCTTGACGGAGGTCATCGCGGTCTTGGGGCAACAAGCCGAGGCTGCGCCCGAGCCTCCGGGCTTCCTCGGCAGCGACGGTCTGGATGGTGCGAAGATCGGCGGGCGTGACCGGGCGGGACATTCGGGCTGGGCTCCATCGAGGTCGATGGCCACAGCGTCGGGCGAGCAGCCGGAGGAATCCTCTCGCCCTCCTCCCCCGATCCTCCCGGAATCCTCTCCGCCGCGCGCTGGCTAGGCGAGCACCACCCGGATGGGGGGCGATGCCAGGCGGTAGCCACGCCGCGTCACGTTGACGATCAAGTCCCGGCCCTGCTGGCGCCGGAGCTCCGCCGCGCTGCACAGGGCCTCACGGATGCGGCTGATCGATTTCTCCAGCTGTTCGACGGCGATCGGCTCTGCCCGATCTTCTCCACCGGACAGCGCCCGGAGCAGGTCGTCCTGCCGCGCAAGCGCCTGGCCATCGGCCGCCTCGCGGGCCAGCACCGACAGCACGTCGAAGTCACGCGGCCGGAGCCGCAGCTGCGCCCCGACGAAGCTGGCCGTGACACCGAGGACGTTGATGGCCAGCAGCATCCCGCCGGCGTCGGTCGCCGGGGCGCCCGTCGCCGATGGCGCGAGCCGATCGCGCTGAAGGCTCAGATCGGTCGGATGTAGCGCGTAGAGCAGCCCGACGAGGTGGTAGCGCATGTCGAGAAACGGGCGCCGTGTATCGGCGTCGACGCCGGAAGGCACGAGGAGCGTGGTGCTCGGTGGCGCCGGGACCGCCCGCAGGATCGGGAGGAGCACGGACGGCTGGAAGGCAAGCGGATCCACGACCAGCACCACGGCTCGGCCTTCGGCCAGGTCTCCGAGCCGCCAGACGCCGGCCGCGAGCCGTTCGGGCGGGTCAAGCCAGCCTGTGCCGGCGGCCAGCATGGCGACAAGGCGATCGACTGCGATGGCGAAGCTGCGGAGATCGGCAGCGTCGAGCACGGTGCCCGCGTTCGCGTCGTCAGGGCAATCGGCAACGAGCCGACCGTCGATCTCCACGATCGGTCGCTCGCCAAACCCACAGGTGCAGCCCGCGCAGGGCGGCCAGCTCGAGGCCGGCGGGAGTTCCGTGAGGATCCCCTTCGCGAGCAGTCGCGCGAATGCAGGCCCCAGGAACGGTGCCGCGTCGCGCCCAGAGAGGATCGGCTCCGGCCCCGCGGCGCTACGCCGCAGCAGCAGCTTCGCCAGGCTGTCGTTCAAGGCAGAAGCCGTTTCGGCGGAGAAGCTCCATGATGCGGGCCTCGAAGCGGTGCCGCTTGAACACCGCGAGCGACGGCGGCTTGATCTTCACCGTCACACTCGTCGCGCGCTTCCTGCCGGCAAAGTGGATGCGCAGTACGACATGCCCGATACGGTACCGGCCGGGGCCGAACGCCACACGGTCGGTGTACTGCTGGACGCGCATGAGGGCAGAGCCACTGAAGGAGCGCGTGACGTGCGTCGCCAGGACGATGGGGTGGCCGTCGCGCGTCTCGCTGTCGAGCCTGTCCAACTGCACCTCGATGATCTCGACGCGCTGGATCCCGGGGTCGAAGGCGTGATCGACACCGAAGCCGAGGCCCGTCCGCTCGATGCGCTCCAGGGTGTAAAGGTCCTGGCAATCCTCGCCGGCGAAGAAGCCGGGCCGCTGCAGGATGTGGCGCGCGAAGAACTCCGCCAGATCCGCGCGCAACGCCTTGCGCAGCCCCGCGATGCCGAGCCGGCCGGTGCTCACCTGGTAGGAGAGGACCGCGTACTCGAGCCGCCGGAAACGGATCACCTCCTCGCCCCCGCGCCCCACCACCGGCAGGACCGAGACAGGTGCCCCATGGGTAACCACAGCGCGCAGCGTATCGCCATCCTCGTACCAGCCGACGCGGCAATGGGCACCGCGATGATCGCGCTTGAACATCTCGCCGGCCGCGGCCTCGAAGGCGTCCTTGGCCAGACCGGCCAGGACGGGCTCGACGCTCTCATCGCGGCCGACGTACTCCGCGAAGGACGACCGCGCCTGAAGCGCCGCGAGGTCCGACGCAGCGTCGAACACTTTCGGGTACCGGAGGTACGCGAGCAGCGCGAAGTGCTTCGGGTCGAGCGGGATCGCGTCATCCGTGCCGTCGTCGGCGGGTGCGGAAATGGTGACCTTCAGGCGCGCGGCGCGTTCCTGCAGCAGCACCATGCCAGCCTCGGTGCCGAGCTCCGCGACGTGGTGGAGATCCGCCACCAGCCCGCTCGGCAACGCGTCCTCGGGCCCCTCGAACAGCTTCGTCAGCGCGGCTCGCGCCTCCGGCTCCGGCAGGTCAAAGATGGTCGAATCGGACGGGTCGGCGCCAGGTGCCTCGCGCTCGAACAACTCGCGGAAGAGCTCCAGGCTCACGGTGCGCAGGAACTTGGGATTGACGAACTTCCTCAAGTCGGAGGCCATGGGCGGGGTTCTCGCTCGGCGGGCGAAGGTTGGGGGGATGGGAGCGCGTTCCGCGTTTGTTCTAGACAAGCGCCCCGCCCGGAGTCGAATCCTATTTCGCGGCGGCGATACGGTTCGGCGAGGCGGTGAGTAAGGGCGGGGTATGGCAGCGCCCATCCCGCCAAACCCCCACCTCCCACCCCACCTCCGCGAGGTCTGCGACCTCCTCGCCCGCGGCCTGCTGCGGCTCCGCAGCCGCGCTGCCGAAGATCTCGCGCGCGACGCCGACCAGGCCCGCGGGTCGGGAGACATTCGCCTACACTCCACCGCCCGGCAGCGCCTGCATGCGAACCCGAAGAGAAAGGGAGTCGCATGACCCGAGGATCGACCATTAGGGCGAAGACGATCACGCCGCCGGCGCCCACCATCCCGAAGATCCCGCCGGCGCAGGTCCTGCCGCGCCTCGCCGCGCTGCAGACCGCCACGGCCGCCGAGCTGAAGGACCAGTGGCGAGCCCTGTTCGGCAAGGAGCCGCCGCCCTTCAACCGCCCCTACCTGGTGAGCCGGCTCAGCTACCGCGTGCAAGAGCTCGCATACGGCGGGCTGAAGCCTGAAACTCGGGCGCGGCTCGAGGCGCTCGGGGAACAGCTCGACGGCGGCAATGTGGTGCTGCGCCGGATCCGCGCCGACAGCCGGCCGCTGCCAGGCACGCGACTGGTGCGCGAGTACGACGGCGTGCAGCACGTGGTGACGGTGCGCGCCGATGACTTCGAGTACGAGGGCCGCCCGTATCGGTCGCTCTCGGCCATCGCGCGGCACATCACGGGTACGCGCTGGAACGGCTGGACCTTCTTTGGACTAAAGGGGAGGCCCGGGGCATGAGCCGCCGCAAGCTCACGGACGGGGCCATGCCCGCCTCGGTGAAGAAGCTCCGCTGCGCGGTCTACACGCGGAAGTCCACCGACGAGGGGCTCGACAAAGACTTCAACACGCTCGACGCGCAGCGCGAGGCGTGTGAAGCGTACATCGCCAGCCAGCGCGCCGAGGGGTGGATGCTGGTGCGCGATCGCTACGACGACGGCGGCTTCTCCGGCGGCACGCTGGAGCGGCCTGGACTGAAGCGGCTGCTCGGCGACATCGAGGTCGGCCTGATCGACGTGATCGTCGTCTACAAGATCGATCGCCTGTCCCGCTCGCTGATGGACTTCGCGAAGCTGGTCGAGACTTTCGAGGCGCACCAGGTGACTTTCGTCTCCGTAACGCAGAGCTTCAACACGACGACCAGTATGGGGCGGCTGACGCTGAACATCCTGCTGAGCTTCGCGCAGTTCGAGCGTGAGGTGATCGGCGAGCGCATCCGGGACAAGGTCGCGGCGTCCAAGGCGCGCGGCATGTGGATGGGCGGGAAGGTCCCGCTCGGTTACGACGTCGACAGCCGCAAGCTGGTGGTGAACAAGTTGGAGGCCGCACGGGTGCGGCGGGTATTCGAGCTCTTCGTCGAGACAGGCTCCGGCATCGAGACGGTGCGCCGCCTGCAGGCCGAGGGCGTGACCGCCAAGTCCAGCCGGCCGCTCGACAAGGGGGATGTCTACAAGATCCTGAACCTGCGGACCTACATCGGGGAGGTCACGCACAAGGGGAACGTCTATCGCGGTGAGCACGAGGCCATCGTGCCGCGAGATCTGTGGGATCGAGCGCACGCCATCCTTCAGGTCAGCCCACGGACCCGGGCGGCGCAGAATCGCCAGCATGCACCGGCGCTGCTGAAGGGGCTGATCTTCGGGGTGGACGGGCGGGCGCTGTCGCCGACCCACTGCGTGAAGAAGGGCCGGCTCTACCGCTACTACGTCGCGCAGTCCGTGCTGAAGGGCGGTCCAGACCACGACGACGGCCTCGTGCGGCGCGTGTCCGCCGCCGAGATCGAGGCGGCGGTGGTGGACCAGGTCCGGGCGCTGCTGCGGCAGCCGGAGGTCGTGGTCGGCACCTGGCTCGCGGCGCGGAAGGAGGCGCCGGACCTCACCGAGGGCGAGGCGCGGGACGCGCTGCACCGGCTCGATCCGCTTTGGGATGAGCTGTTCCCCGCCGAGCAGGCGCGCATCGTGCGGGCGCTCGTGGAGCGAGTCATCGTCGGGCCGACCGGCGCCGACATCCGGCTCCGGGTTGAGGGGCTGGCCGGTCTGGTCCGCGACCTCGGCGCGATCAGCCCCGGAGCGCTAAGGGCCGCCGCATGACCATGGCGACCAGCATCACGGTCCGGGTGCCGCTGGCCATCCGACGGCGGCCGGGGCGGAAGACGGTGGTGACGCCGGTCCCGGACGGTGGCGAGGCGGCGGTGCCGACGCGCGCCGACACGGCGCTGGTGAAGGCGTTGGCGCGAGCCCACCGGTGGCAGCACCTGCTGGAGGAGGGACGCTACGCCTCGATCAGCGAGATGGCCACCGCGGAACGGATCGACCGGGGCTATCTCGGCCGCATCCTGCAGCTGACGCTGCTGGCGCCCGACATCGTCGAGGCGATCCTGGACGGGCGGCAGCCGGACGGATTGACGCTCCCTGTCTTCCTGGCGCCGCTGCCCTCCACGTGGGCCGAGCAGCGCCTCGTTGTGCGATCCGACCGCGGTGCCGCCTCCCGGCTCACGCGGGTCCGGCCTTCCCCGTCTGGCACAGCAGCTTGCGCGCCTTCCCCTCGCTAAGCCGCCGTTGCGGTGAGCATCCGGCGAGGCGACAAGGCTGCGCAGCCGCGCCCGCCGTATCATGCGCCCGGGGGCGGCGCGACGTTGCTCCAGGCTCGCTGGATGCCACGGCAGGCGGCGCGCAGGTTGGCCTCGCGGGTGAGATACTGGCTCGACGCCCGGTGCCGCTCCCGGCGCTGGACGTCCACCGAGAAGCAAACCGTGGGAGAGGGCATACCCAGCCCGTCGAGCTGCTCTGCACAGGCCATGTACACCAGGGTCGTCGCGTACATCCCCACGTCCCTACGCCTCGCGCTCGCCGCCTCGCTCTCGCCGTCCGCCCCCTTGGAGAGCCGGAGGAGGATGCCGCCCACCAGGTCTCCGCGCCGCCGATCGCTCGCCCTGACGACGAGGTCCAGCGACACGGTCACCGCCACGCCCTCGATGTCCAACGGGCTGAGATCTTGCGGCGGGGTCTCGAAGCGCATCCCCCCGAAGCCGAAGCTGTTCAGCCCGGCCTGGAAGGCGTCGATGGCGCCGATCGAGGCCCGTGCGTCCTCACGCGCGAAAGGGCGCCCCGTAGTATCCTCGGCCAGCATCTCAAGGCGGGCTCTGGCATCGAGAAGGATCTGCGTGCTCCGGTGGCGATCCGTCAAGAAGCGAGCGATGGCGCGCCTCGCATCGCGGTACCGCACGACCGGGGCCGCAGGTTGCCAACGCGCCCGCTGGATGATTCCCTCCCTCCCAACGTCGCTGGCAACCATGTAGGCGGCCAGCTCGTTCGCGGAGATTGTGGGCGTGCTGCGCTCCCTGAACGGGGATCTGGCCATGGACGACCTCTTCTGGTCTGCGCCGCTCGGCGCGATTCGGACGCTCTGCGTATCGACCCTATCTCATGCCGCGCTTGCGGAGTGCGAGGTGAAGGCGTTCGGCAGCGATTTCGGTTATTTCGTATACGAAGTGGATGAGCGGCCGCGCTCCGCCGGCATCTCGGTGCTCGCCAAGGCCACATCCGAGGATGCGGCAGTGCGGCTCGCCGAGATACTCGCCCTGCGTCTTGCGGCGGATGCGGCAGCGCCCCCGCTTACCGCGGTCTAGCTCCGGGCGCTCGTCCATTCCTCCCGCGCCTCGCAGTGCCTCTGCCACCAGTCTCTGAGCTCCTGGAGCCGGTCGGCCGGCGCGAACGGTAGGTCCAGATACCGGAGGTGATCGTGCTGCGGCACTGGGACCACACCGCGGCTGCTACCCCACAGAAGGTCGAGCTCGATGCGCTGAGCAGCTTGCACCAGCGAGCGTTGGGCAGCCTCCAGCCCGTTGAGGGTGACGCCAAAGCGCTCGATACCGGCACGCCGCCGCGAGAGCTTGTCGGCGGCGTGCGCCACGAACTTGTGTCGCAACTCGACCAAGGAGGTGACCGTCTGGTCCTCCAGCAACGCGCGGATTCCATCGAACACCGCGGGCTGGATGGTGTCCGTGCGCGACCGGTCCGCCGGCGCCTTCTCGGACAGCGCGTCGTAGGCTCTGTGGCCCCTCTCGGCGGTGTCGAACGCCTCCGGGCCCTCGGTGGGCAGAAACATGGTCACCACACCCGTGGTCGGCCGCGGCGCCTTCGCCCAGAACGCCCGCTCCGCCGCCGCGGCATTGTACAGCAGTCCGTCGTGGCAGACGAACATCTCGCGCGTGACGAGGTGCCGGTGGGCCTCAATGTCATCGAGAAGGCGGCGTAGGCTGATGACGTCCTTGCGCTTGTCCACGAGCCTGCTGACCGCGAGGATCTGCGTCGCCACGAAACCCTGGTCGAGCATGGATGCAAGCGTCGGCGCGACCGCAGAGGTCGGCTGTTCCTTCGTGGCAAAGCGCCGGGCCTCGTTCAGCATCCTGAATACGGCATCGTCCCACATGAACCCGTAAAGTTGCCTGTTGATGCTGTTGTGCGGGTCTCCCTGAAGCCAGCCGAGCCATTCGGTCCGCTTGCGGCGGTAATCCAGGAGACCGAGGCAGTCGTGCACGTCGCACTGCTCGGTCGGGTATGCAAAGCGGGACGATGCGGTACTCAAAGGCAT